TCCTTAACAGCAGGGTTAACTGAGCCTACATGTAACTTGAATCCTGCATTTTTCAATATGATGTGATCTGTTATACCACCTATTGCACTTGTTCTACGTTGTGCACCTGCGGCATCTGGAAAGAAATGTACCTGTCTGTTTGGATATCTCTGTTGTATTTCAGTTGCCATTTCTTGTGTGTCACTGCCATATATTTCTATTTCATCATATATGTGTAAGCCATTGGCATGTTTAAATCCTACTACTGCACATATTGGTGATATGTTAAAGTCACCGCCTACATATAATGGCGTATTGTGAGCACCAAAGTCCATTTCACGTATGTTGTGTTCTCCAAATGCATAGTATATAACACCAGCATACTCCACAAAGGTTGCTTCATACTCTTGTTTGAATGTTCTTTCGTCTAGGTCCATTTTTGCTGATTCTATTTCTTGTAGTGGCACATTACCACCTTCAGCAGTTGTGAATTGCAATGCATACCAATCAGGCAAATGTTTGGCATTTTGGTAAACCTCATATAACCAATTTCTACCTTTGGGTGAACTGATAATGAGTGCTGTGCCTTGTCTATCTGATAATGCTGGACGTATAACTGCTGTCCATGTTTCTTCACTGATATCTGCGGCTTCATCTATAACCACATGGTCTACACCTAATCCACGCATTCTGTCTGGTGTATCAGCACTACGCAACATAATGATACTGTTGTTAACCAATGTTATTTCTAGGTTGCTTTCATTGATACGTTTGATCCATTTCTTTTCACGTAATAGATCTTTTAGATCACTCCACAGTATTTGTCTACACATACTATGTGTTGGAGCAATATATAAGCATTTTGAATTTGGTATTCTTGCGTGTTTGGCCAGACTTGCAATACTACAGTATGTTTTACCACCACGTCGACCCGCTATCACAACTTTAAATCTTGCATCTGCGTTTATTATTTTCTTTTGTACTGGTGTTAACTGCATATCTGTATAAGGCGAGTGAGACTTATCTCTCCATATGGCATATATCGGATCTCGGACTTAAGAACGGATAAAGCCTCACTCTGTGTTTACTTATTCTGTTTTGTCGTCTAACCAAGGAAGAACTTGTTCACTTTCTGAATTAACTGGTGATTCACTTTGTCCCAGTATGTTCTTACCTAGCCATATTAACATAACTCTGTCACCACCTAGTGCCAACTTGAGTTGTGCTTGACGTAATCTCTGTTTAGTTGTGGTTTGACCTTTTATAAATAAATCGCGGAAGTTCTCTCTCATTGTGGTTTCTGGCACACCATAGAACTCTGATATTTCTTTCCAAGTGCAGTGAAGTTCTGCTAATTTAAGGAACTCTTCTTCTGGAATAACTGTTTTTTTACGACCAACAACACGTCCTGTGACTGTTTTCTCGCCGTATTTTACATTCTTTACTTGATAGGGTTTTTTGTTTTCTGCTTCAGTTGACATTGCTTCTCCTGTATCTCAGTATTGTTCGCTACTGTTTGCGTGTACAACTATTTATCCATATCTTGGTATTTGCCGTTCAATCTGGTTCGCATTACCCAATTACCCTTCTGGTCTTTGCTGAACCAACGGTGTTTTGTTGTGCAGGGAACCAATTGATCATTGAATATGATATATTTGCGTTGTTGTGATATAATCATGTTATATATCTTTAACATGGTCTCTGCTTGTTGTTCTGTGTGACTTTCAGCAAGTGCCATGCGTCTACACCATTCATAATGAACATCATCTATATAATATGGATTTAGTAATTTATCTCTGTGTTTTTGTGTGATCACAAACATATTTACTCGTTCACTCACAAGGCACCATTAAAGTTATGGACTATGTGATTGCTATCACCTAGTGCTATTTGTTGTGACTTGGCGGAGGAGTAACATCACGTCTAAAACATTTATTTGCCCAGTTCTTCGAACCAGTCAAGCAAAACAAACAAACAATCACTCATTTCATTCGCTCTTGTTTTGTATTGTTTGCTCATTTCAAACACATGAATGAAACATACTGACTGCTTGAAATGGCCATAGGTCAACGCCTATACAGGCGCAACCATTGGTTTGAATTAGTCCATAGGTAGTATTACATAACCATATAGGAAAGGCAGGTTTTGCTGTCTCCTTTTACATGCTGTCGAAACGCAAACAATATGTGCCATACTACAGGCTTTCATATTGTTTTGTGGGTTCAAATTGTTGACATCCCACTCACTTGTAAGAAGTGTTCTTCTTTTACTGTTAAGACCAAACAAAGGTGAATCTGCAATATTAGATCAGTCCCTTTAAAGCATCCTACACGTGTAGGGTAGTGTTTGGAATCGCATAATAACATAATGCTTTGCCTACCTTCTCACATCAGAAAGGATTCAGCAACGGTATTGTATATCTGGCCCGTCAACCTTTTGTGTTATTTGTAAGGGTTCTGTGTTTATGCCATGTTTTGATATCTACATTCAAGTTCTTGTAAGGCTAACTTGTAACCTACACTATCTTCATCGAAGTTATCTATTACCCAACCTAAATATTGTAAAGGTAATTCTTTTAATTTTTTGTCTTTGTGTTTGCCATTAATGGGCCATAATGTGTTTTGCCATGTGTTAATAACATTACTCATGCGAGTTGATAGATCATTACTATTGTAATATCTGTGATCATATAGTGCTCTGCCTATACTATCACACTTAGTCCATTCGCTAGTAGATTGTTGTATAACTTTGTTTTTAAATTTGCTCATCTTTTCTTTCCTATCCGGCCTGTTGTAATCAATTGTATCAAAACCCCTTTCCATCTTTTTGTTGCCTTTATAACTTTACAGTTACAAATCTATTTATCATTTGAACAGAACTTTGACATAAAAAAAGGCATGCTTCGAAAAACATGCCTTTATACTAATCAATAACAGACTGATTATTTGGTATAATCGACAACGTCGAATTGTTAAAACATTATTTTGATGAGAACACCTTGTTCTCACCTTCAATATTAATTATAACATCAATTAATTATTTGTCAACTTTTTTGGATATAGGCTGATATTTACCACTTTTTCGGTGTTTTTGGTTGACAAGACATAAATATAGTAGTATAATAAAAAGATAGTTAATTACACAAAGGAGAAAACAATGGCAACAATTAATATAACTAAAGGACCGAATGTTAGCACAGACGCTAAGAATTTGGTTGCAAAATTAACTAAACAATGTCTTAGAGAAATGTCTAAGAAAAAATATGAAATAACAAGATACACATATGTAAATTGTCGTAATATTACATATAAAGAAATGTTAGAAGACATTGACATATATGTAAAGAAAAGAGGACAGAGATCGAATGGTGGCGCAGGACAAATAACTATAGATGTTTCTTGGTATCTTAAAGGCATTACTCATTGCAATGAATATCCAGCATACAAGGATGATCCTGTAATAGGAGAATATGATGCTGATCCAGAAACATGTTTATTAGGTATTGTAGCACACGAAGTAGCACACTTTATACAATACACATATGGACCTGCTACAAGATACCTTAAGAATACCTATAAAAAGGCACATGGTGAAGGATTTAAATATATTTATAGGCAACTTAGAAGAGAAATAGTAAATCCTAAAGTTGAAGCAAATAAATTAAAGGAGATTACACAATGAAAAAGTTCAGACATACAGGATATGTAGAAAAAGACCGCACATATGAAATGAAGTTCACAACCAACTTTGAAAAACGTTGGGGAGAGAAAGCACGTGAAATAGCAAAACGTGAGGATGTTAGTGTGCCTACCATACACATGAGAGTGTATAATTATGGTACACCTTATCAGAGAGCCGCTAAACCAAGTGTGTGGGAAGAAAAGTATCGCAAAACACAATTAGAGATTGCATATGAATTAGACACACATCCTGTTACACTACAACAGAAATTGAGAAAACATGGTGACTGTTATTACACCAGTGCTTTTACTGTTAAGAAAAGTAATCACAGAGCAGGTTGGAAAAGTGATCCTAAGTATACAAAATGTCGTAGATGGCTTATGCCAGAACATCCTGACTACAAAGAGTTCTTTGGTGAGTAAGATACATAACAGCATAATACCACAAAAAGAATTAGTAACAGCAGATTGTTATAGAATTCATTTTGCAAGAAGCACAAATGAAAGCAAAAAGAAGTATGTGTATATGCATGATGTAGACAAAGAATACATATTACATTGGTGCAGTAGGTTTGTGCATGATGTTGTTGCAGGACAAGTCAAAGACGTAGATACATTGTCAGCATGTTTAGAAGCAGATGACAAAATGCCTAGAAGTCAATACACAAAAGAACGTAACAGTATATTGAGTACTGCGGCTGGACTAGTGAGTAATGATTATAGAAATACATCACAAGATTTTGGATATAAACAACTGAGCCACATAAAAAGGCTATTCAACACCATACATTATTACTACAGTATGCAAGACGCAAATAACTTAGGATACAACAACAATACTAGGATTGCAAATGAATTGCCTAAAAAGTTGATGTTTAAGGAGGCTTAAGATAAATATTTACTGGACATATCATATCAGAAAGTTCTCTTGTTCATTCAAGAAGCGTTCCTCTTAAATGATGTTGCCAAAT